ATTTAATAAACAATACGATGACTACTTTATATAGGTTTATTGTTTCTATAATAAAGATTCATTTAAGAGGGTTTGGATTAGAGCATGTCTAGTTTAAGATTTCGTTCCGATTGTACGAAAACAGTCCGGTATAAGGCTCCGAGATGCCAAAAAATAGAGGTCTATAATTAATAGAGGAAATATAAATGGCAATTACTAATTTTGCAGCCTTAACCCCTAATCAGAAAATGGTTTGGAGCCGAGATATTTGGAAGGCTGCTCGCGATCAAATGTTTTTGAATAGGTTTATGGGTACCGATCAAAATTCGGTTATTCAGCGTATTACCGAGTTAACTCGGACTGAAAAAGGTGAAAAGGTAATAATGTTCCTACTGGCAGATTTGGTAGGGGACGGTATTATCGGAGACAATAAAATGTTTGTTGTCTTTAAATTTTGTTAATTGCTGGGAACTCTTTATAAGAATATCAGCAGCCAAGTTCCTATTAAGTAATAGGAAAAGGTTCAACGACTAATTTCTGGAAAAAGATGGCATGCGCCTATCTAAACAAGACAGAGATTTATTAATTGCAATGAGTATTGGAGATGGCCATATTAATAGTTACGGTCAATTAAGTATAAATCACTGTGAAAAACAAGAGGATTATCTTAGGTATAAAGCTAACTTACTTAAGAAGATATTATATTCCGATGTTAGAAGATCGAAAATTTATCATAAACAATGCAAGAAAGATATTGTACAATTTCATTTATCGTCTAGAAGAGTTAAATTTTTAAAAGTTTTAAGAAAAGTTTTATACCCTAATAACAAGAAAACTATTACCAGGAAATTATTAAATAGGGTAACAGAACAGGGATTAGCTATTTGGTGGATGGACGATGGAAATAGAAATATTCAATATAGAAATGGTAAGATTAAATATATTATGTATAGATTATATACCTGTGTTACTAAAGAACTTAATCGAATGATTTTAGATTGGTTTAAAGAAAAATGGGATTTAAACGGGTATATATGTAAACATGGAAATCAATTTATTATTTGTTTTGGTTCATCGGAAGGAAAAAAATTAAGTAATATTATTAGACCGTATATAATAGATTCAATGCAATATAAAATAAATCCAGTAGAGAATTCAGGAGAAATCTCGAAATGCAAAATATTTCCTGTATAAGGAAATAAAGATATAGTCTCGACTTAACGGCGACATTAAGAGGTTTATGGATAAACAAGATAATTGGAACGTGAAGGAAATGAAGAAGCTCTTCAATCTTACGATCAAACTATTACTATTGATCTTATTTCTAACGGAGTAAGACAGAAAGGTAAATTGGCTAATCAGAAGACAGTTATTAATTTTAGAGAGAATGCGAGGGATCGTCTTTCTTATTGGTTGGCCAATCGACTGGATCAGCTAGGACTTTTGACATTATCTGGCATTAGTTATGCCTTTAATAACGACGGTTCTGCAAGGACTTCCGGTGCTTTTGCTGGTTTGTCTTTTGCTCCTAGCGGTACCTATATAGGTCAAACTACTAATCGTGGTTATAGGATTACTTCTTCATCTGGTGTTTATAATGGTTTGACACAAACTTCGGTTAGCAGCAATGCTAATACTTTGGCAACCGACGTGCTTACTTATCAGTCTATTGTAGATATTGTAACGAAGGCAAAGACAAATTATATTAAACCGCTTACTGCTGGAGGTAAAGAATATTACTGTGCTTTTGTTAGGCCAGAGGGTATTGCACAACTGAAGAAAGATCAGGATTTTCAACGTGCCTTGGTAACAGGGCTTCCTCGTGGAGAGGAAAATCCGTTCTTTTCAGGTGGTATGGTAACAATCGATGGTCTTGTTTTGCATGAACATCGTTTGGTTTTTAATACAAAAGGTGCTGCTTCCGGTTCTAAATGGGGATCAGGAGGTACGGTAGATGGTTCCAGGATGTTGGTATGCGGTGCTCAGGCACTTGGTTTTGCAGATTTGGGAGCACCCGAGTGGTCCGAGAAGTTATTTAACTATGATTCCAGTCCTGGTATTAATGTAGATAAAATGGTTGGTTTTTTGAAACCGCAATTTTATTCAATTTACAATAAAACGAAAGAAGACTTCGGTGTTATGACCGTCGATCATGCTATCTAAGTAATAACAAAGAGAGGGGATTTTATTAAATTCTCTCTCTTTTTAAGAGGAAATAAATAAATGGCCATTACTAAATTGGTCGCTAGGCAATCTCCGATTGTCGCGATTGTAAGTTTTGCCTTAGCCGATCTAACTTCTGGTACTGCGGTTCCTTCTGTCGATCTCCCGGCTAATGCTAGAATTATCGATATGCTTTTGCGTATTACGACTGCCTTTAACTCAGGTACTACCGATGCTTTGGTTGTTCAATCTAATGAAACTACTCCAAAAGCTTATATAACTATTGCCGCTGCTTTGAATGCCGTAGCTGCTGGTACTTATCGTATTGCTTCCGGTGCAGCTACTAATGCTGGCTTCGTTAATCCTACTGTACCATCTACAGTAGATGTTAAATGGACTGGTGCAGGTACTGCTGCTACTACTGGTGCTGGAACTCTTATCGTAGAGTATGTAGTAGATAGTAGAGAACAATTCGACCAAGGTTAATAAAGGAAATAAAGGAGCATGGATGCTCCACTTTTTTAGGTAAAAATAATGTCAGAAATACAATGGAAAAAGTTTAAATCTCCTAATAATATTATCAGAAGCGTTCAATTACCTTCTGGTCATAATTATTCTATTGGTAATGAGTTTGTCGATCTTCCCGATTTTGCTTGGTCGGAGGCATATTCTGTCGGTGCTTTCTCTGAAGATATGGTAATAAATAATAATCTTCCCCCGGCTCTTCTTCAAACTTTGCAAGATGAAGCTGCTCTTTATGAAGAACTTTATGTATTGATGAAAGATGCTTTGGACAATAGTATTACGGAAGCGTTTAAGAAAGACGGTACTCCTAATAGATTCTGGTTGGGTAATAAACTCGGAAAGAAGATAACGGAGGATTATGTCGATAAGGTTTGGTTTAGAATTCAAAATAATCTCTAATGTCTACTTCTCTTTATGCAGCTTTAAAATATCTTAGAACCAATATCTTGGATGATACTGGGGGAACAGGAGTTGCTTGGGATCAAATAGCTGAAACCGATCCTTCGGCTAGCCAACTAAGATGGAAAAATGAAGAATTAACGAATTATATTAATGAAGCTTTAATTAAAGCTTTTAGAGGATCTTTGTTAAAAAAGGATTTTAATAGTATGTTTAATATTTCTATAGTTGCTGGCACTTCTACTTATACAATCGATTCTCGTATTTTACAAATATTGGATAATCAGTTAGTAAGTACCGGGAAAGAATTAAGTCCTATGTCTACGGAAGATTTATTTAAGATTCCTAATTGGGATACTAATGCTAAGACCCCTACTCATTATATTCCAGATGAGTTAACCGATTCTATTTTTATTTATCCACAACCTGTTATTAACGATACCTTAAAATTAGTCGTATACAGACTACCCTTAAATACACTATCTTGGACTAACGCATTTACAGCACAGTCTACTATTTTGGAGATTAAAGATTCTTATGTTATTTCTCTTTTAAATGGAGCGGCTAGTTTAGCTTATTTAAAAGATGAAGCTAATACCTATGATCCTCAACGGTCTGCTTTATTTAAACAATTATTTGAGAATGAATTTGAGGTTTCTTCTGTTTATTCCGATACTAAGAAGTTAAGAACTCCGAAAAATTCTATAGATTACGGGGGCATAAAGATTAACTAATGCCTAACCACCCCAATACCGTTTCTTTAAAGAAATTTAGTGGATTAAATAATGTATTTTTCCCGGAAGATACAGATAGTAAGTATTTAAAAGAAGCTGTTAATATAGACATAGATAAAGAAGGTAAAATTCATAAAAGAAAAGGTTATCAGAGAAAACTTACTGGTAACTTTCATTCTCTTTGGTCTAATGAAACTAACTGTTATGCAGTAAAAGATGAAAATCTTATATCGATTTTACCAAATTATTCTTATACAACCATCGATACTGGATATTCGACTGACCGACTCTCTTACGAAACTACCGGGGACAATAGAGTATATTTTACTTCTATCTCTAAAACTGGAATTATAGAAAATAATATAGTAAGACCCTGGGGTATTTCCAAAGTTAACCCACAACCTTCTCTAGGCCTCACTACAGGGTTTTTATCTAAAGGACGATACCAGGTAGCTCTTACCTATGTTTCGTTCGATGGTAGAGAATCTGGAGCTTCTCTGGCTACTATACTAGATATACCAGTAGATAATTCCGGAATAAATATTACTAATATTACTTCTTCTACCGATCCTACTGTATCTACTATTAGAGTTTATTGTAGCACTCCGAACGGACAGGTATTATATT